AGCACGTGCACGCACACGCGAAATAACGCCATTTCAGGGGGGCCAGGGGAGCTGGAGACGGGAACCGGCAGAAGACATTGAGGCCACTGATGACGATACGGCAGAAGCGCCCGATGAAGACGAGCCGCACGCCCAAGGCGGGTGCGGCGGCCGCGGTGCTTACGCGAGCAGGCGTGGCGGTGTAAGCTGATGACCGCCTACCGACGCCCCGGCGCCGGCCGCAAGCCGGTTCCGACCACTTTACGCCTCTTGCGTGGCAATCCGGGCCACCGGCCGCTCGACGAGGACGAGCCCCGGGCGGCGCCCAAGCTGCCGCCACCACCGGTAGAGCTGTCGGCCGCCGCCAAGAAGATCTGGCGCCGTGACGGGCGGAAGCTGTTGGCGCTCGGCGTGATGACGGCGCTCGACGGCGCGGCCTTTGCCGCCTATTGTCAGTCCTATGCTCGCTGGCTGGAGGTGACCGCCTTGCTGGCGAAGTCGAGTGTGCTGATCAAGACAGCCGAGGGCGGCTATCAGCTCAACCCGCTCTTGCGCGTCGCGCGTGAGACGCAAGACCAGTACACGAGAGCGCTCGTCGAATTTGGCATGAGCCCGTCGAGTCGCACGCGCGTCAAGGGACTGCCGGCGCCAGAGCAGCGCGACCCGTTTGAGGAGTTTATTCGTCGTGGCCATGGCCGTGGCAGCGCCTCCTGAGATCAAGACGACGTGGTATGCCGAAGAGGTCAACGCCGGGCGTTTGCCGGCGGGACCGCTCGTACGATTGGCCGCGCAGCGCCACCTGCGAGACCTCACTGAGGGGGGCACCCGTGGGCTGCGCTTTGATGAGGGCCGGGCGGCACACATCATTGAGTTCTTCCCGCGGTTCCTGCGGCTCACTGAGGGGGCGCATGCGCAGCAGCCATTTGTGCTCGAGCCCTGGCAGGAGTTCATCGTCGGCTCGTTGTTTGGGTGGCTCGGGCGCGATGACTACCGGCGGTTTCGCAAAGCGTATATTGAGACGCCCAAGGGGGCCGGCAAAACGCCTCTCGCCTCGAGCATCGGCCTCTACGGCCTGGTCGCCGACGGTGAGGCCGGCGCCGAGATCTACACCGCGGCGACGATGCGCGAGCAGGCCGCGATTGCCTTCCGCGATGCCAAGCACATGGTGGAGTCTTCACCGGCGCTGCGGTCTCGTATCGAGATCAACGTCGGCAATCTCGCCTATCTGCCGCCAAGTCGTTTCTGCGGCCCGTCTCCTCTGAAGCGCGGGGGCTTGACGGCAAGCGTGTGCATATGGCGTTGATCGACGAGCTGCACGAGCATCCCACGGATGTCGTCGTCGAGAAAATGCAGGCCGGCACGAAGGGCCGCCGACAACCCCTCATCTGCGAGATTACGAACGCCGGGTTCGATCGCCACTCCGTCTGCTGGACGCACCACGACTACTCGGCCAAGGTCCTGAATGGCGTGATCGAGGATGACGGCTGGTTTGCCTACGTCTGTGGCCTTGATCCCTGCGTCGCCTGCCGCGCCGATGGATATGAGCAGCCGCAGGACGGCTGCGCGGCCTGCGATGACTGGCGTGATGAGGCCGTATGGGAAAAAGCGAATCCGAACCTCGGCATTTCGGTGACCAAGACGTACCTGCGTGAGCAGGTACGTGAGGCGGAGGGCATGCCGTCCAAGGCGAACATCGTCAAGCGCCTGAACTTTTGTCAGTGGACGGAGTCCGTCACGCGGTGGCTCCCGCTGGGCGATTGGGATGCATGCGGGCAGGCCGCCGTCGACGCCGAGGTGCTGCGCGGCCGGACCTGCTACGCCGGCCTCGATCTCTCCTCCACGAGCGACCTCACCGCGTTGGTCATGGTGTTCCCTCCGGTTGATGAGGCGGACGGCTATGACGTGCTCTGCCGCTTCTGGGTGCCGAGTGATAACGTGCGCCCGCGGGCGCAGCGTGACCGAGTGCCCTACCCGCTCTGGGTTGAGCAGGGGCACCTGATGGCCACCGAGGGCAACGTTGTCGACTACGACGTCATTCGCGCCGCGATCAACGTGCTCGG